AAAAAATGGCAATACCTATTTCAAAAATCGTTGAAATTAACCCGCGCGTTATTAAAGCGGGTAGCCAAGAGCTTGAAATTGCTGGCTTGTATTTAAGCGAAAACGAATTAACACCATTCCCGACGCTTAAAGCATATGCAAGCAAAGACGCTGTAGGCGAATACTACGGGCTGGACAGCGTAGAATATCTTGCGGCTAGTCATTACTTCCAATCTTACGATAATAGTTTTAAAAAGCCTAATATTCTTTATTTTGCAAAAAGGGTATCTAAGGCAATCGCAGGAAAGCTGTTCGGCGCAGAAGCGTTATCACTGACCAGCCTTAAAAAAATCACTGCTGGCGGCTTTACTATCTCCGTAGACGGCAGCCCTATCACTGTTACCGAATTAGATTTTAGCGCAGCTACAACGCCTAGCGACGTAGCTGCAGCAATCGCCGCTAAGGTTACCGGAACGACCGTTGTTTACAATAGCAACAGTGAAAGCTTTACCATTACCAGCATAACAACAGGCGCAGATAGCGCGGTATCAGTAGCCACAGACGGCTTGACCGTTGATGCACTCGGCACGGATACCGCAAGCGCATTAGGCTTAACTGCTGCAACTGGCGCGCTGGTATCCGACGGCAGCGACGCTTTGACGCCTGCCGCTAATATGCAATCTGTTGTAAATCAATCGACTAACTGGGTAAGCTTTACCACACTGAAAGAAGCTACAGATGTAGAAATTCGGCAGTTTGCAGAATGGAACAACAGTAACCCGATTGAATTCTTGTACGTTCCGTGGCAATCTTCTAATGCCCTGAAAACCAGCGGCGAGGGAACACTTGTAACCACGCTGAAAGAAGCGGACTACGAAGGACTTTGCATGAACTATGCGCCTGACGTATACACTGCTACGCTTGTCATGGCTACAGCAGCTTCTATTGACTGGAACAGGGCGAACAGTGTTGTAAGTTATGCGTTCCGTAAGCAAACAGGACTTGCGGCGTCTGTAACGGACGACGACAGCGCAACAGCGTTGCTGGCTAACAACGTTAACTTCTATGGACGTTACGCCGCCCGCAGCACTGATTTTTCGTTCTATTATGACGCAAAAATGTTTAGCGGCAACTACGGATTTGTTGATACGTATATCAACATGATATGGCTTAAAAATGTTATGCAAATCTCACTTGCAAACGGCTTGACGTCAATCGGTAGGACACCTTATAACGAGATTGGGTACACGCAAATTCGTGCATGGCTGAACGACCCAATTACTAGGGCGTTGAATAACGGCGTTATTGATACGGGTATCGAATTAAGTGAAAGCCAAAAAGCGCAGCTTTATGCGGAAGCAGGGGAAGATATCTCTACAGAGCTTTACACTAATGGCTATTATATTCAGGTATTAGACCCGGGCGCAGCCGCAAGGGTTAACCGTGATAGCCCGATTATAAACGTATGGTATACATATGGCGGCAGCGTTAACAGATTAGTCGTTCCGCTGACCGTAGTGTTATAAAAAAGGGGGTGTGCTATAAATGGATATTACATCAGCAAATGCAAAATGTTTCTTAACGATTGAAGAACTGTTCCCGGCAGGTGTTCTGTTGCAAAACTACGCTACCGACCAAGCTGTAGATCAAGACGAGCGACAAATCAGTATCGTTCGTATGGGCGTTGACGGACATATGGCGGCAGGCTGGACACCGCAACCGCATATTATACACTTTACCTTTGAAGCAAATAGCCCGTCTTTAACTTATATCAGGGCGTTGGCTAAATACATGGAAACACAGAAAAAAATCGTTCGGCTAGGTTTAGCAATAAACATTCCGAGCATTTCAACTTCGTTCATGTTCTCGAATGGCGTATTAACTAACGCTAAAGACTTCCCAGCACTTAAACAGGTGCTTGACCCCGTTACAGCAGCGTTTGCTTTTGAAACGAGAAGCTAATATAATATAGTTAACTAATAGGCGATATTCATAGTATCGCCTATTCTTATAAAAGGAGTGAGCAAAAAATGGCTAGAAAAGAAATCATATTTACGCTACAAGACGCAGAAAGAACGCTAAAATTTAAGGCGCGACAAATGCCCGCCACAAAACTCGAGATGTTTATCATTAAACTTGCAGCCGTGGCACTTCACGGCGGAATTGCAAATTCATTCAACGGACTGCCGGAAGGGAAAGGCATTTCCGATATTAACTGGCGTGATGTTAACATTGATGAAGTTTTTAAATCTTTAGGAAATGTTAACGTGGAAGAAGTCGCCGAGCTGGGCAACGAGCTGCTTAAATGCTGTTCGCTTATCACCTCTGACGGCGTCGAGCAAGAATTAATGCCGGAAACAATAGACGCAGTTATTGAGGAAGTAGGTAGCCTATGGACGTTGAAAAAGAAAGCCTTTGAGGTGAATTTTTCTAGTTTTCTAAAAGGCGGCAAGTCAAACGAAACGCCCGACTTGTCGCCGAGCAGCAGCGGTATTCATTTCTCGAAAAAACAGTAAATGTCACGCCCTCTGTTGCTAACGTAGTCGCCGCAAGACTTGCCACACTGCATGAACTTCAAACAATTTACAGCTATGATGATTTATTAGATATGTGCGAGATTTTGGCTAATAAAAATACTAATGACTTTTTACTAGCCGACTATATGCGAAAAAACACGAAAGGGGGTTAAAAAATGGCTACAGTTATTGATAGTTTTATGATAACTCTAGGGCTAGACCCCACAGACTTTAACAAAGGAATAGACAAAGCCGACAAAAAAACAGAAAGCTTTGCTTCAAAGCTAACGAAAAAAGGAACAGCAGCAGCCACCGCTTTCCTTTCGTTTGGTACAATTATAGCGCAAGTAAAAAATTTAGCCGCAGGAGCTGACGCCGTCGGTAAAGTTGCAGACCGTATAGGCGCAAGTGCGCCGGATTTATACGCATGGGGCAACGCGGCAGAACTATCAGGCGGCAGCGTCAGGGGATTGTTTAACAGCGTCGAAGGACTTAATAAACAGTTGACCCGTATCGCTGTTACAGGTAAAAGCCGTATCCTGCCATTCTTTGAGCAACTGGGCGTTGCAGTAGTAGACGACAGCGGAAAAGTCCGCAATGTATTTGACGTTTTGCGAGATTTAGCCGGAGCTGTTGAAGGTATGAGCAAGCTGGAAAGTCAAGGTATATTATCTTCATTACAACTCGACGAAGGTACGATAGGACTTTTGCAAGGTGGTAGGCAAGCTTTAGACGACCTTATAAAACGTCAAAAGGATTTAGGATATTTCACGAAAGAGGATACGGTTATAGCTGCAAAATTTAATGACAGCATTACAGAATTAAGCCGTTCTTTCACATTCGTTTTTCTGCCGATTCTGCGTTTTGCTGCTCCCGCGTTAACTCAATTTGCCCTAGCGTTAACGGATGTATTCGCATATATGCAGAAACACGGCGATATATTAACAATGGCGTTATACGCTATTGTAGCCGTTGTTACGGGCTTATTACTGCCTGCCCTGTGGAGTTTATTCACCGCCATACTAGCTAATCCTATAACGTGGGTTATAATGCTTATAGCAGCGTTTCTATTAGTCCTAGAAGATTTATGGGTATACGCCAACGGCGGCAAGAGTGCCTTTGAGGATTTATGGAAAATGTTAGGAACAGGTGATGAAGTCCTTGCGGCACTACAAACGGCGTGGGATTACTTGAAACAGGCAGCCCAAATAGCATGGGAGATATTGAAACAAATCCTATTATTCTGCCTAATGGGCTTTTATAAAATCGTAACAGCAATGGCGTTACTTGTTACAGCAGGCGGCGCAGCGTTCAAAGCCATTGCAGGGTTTATTAACGACTACCTGATATCCCCGCTTAAATCAGCGTGGGAATGGATAGGGAAGATTTTAGACAAAATTCCTTCATTGAGCAGCATAAAAGCTACCATTTCTGAACGGTGGGAACAAGCTAATACTCCGATACCGTCGTTGCAGGCTATTGCAGCAGGCGGCGGGGGTAGCAATACCAATCAAGAAATCAATGTAGGCAAAATTGATATCCATACCGCAGCAACGGACGCAAGCGGCATAGCTGCCGACATGGGTGGAGCAATCAGCGAGAAATCCGGGCTATTCTTTACGAATGCAAGCGGCATTAAATAAGGGGGCATAAATATGGCGAAATTATGGAATTGGAGCGGTAAAGAGTGGCAGAACTGGTTACTTGCCAACAGCGCAGGTACAGCACTAGCCACATTTACGACCTATCTAGGCAGCACTGTAAAAGCGGAAGCTAATATTACATACGATTACCTAGAACAAGGTAGCTTTGCTGCCTACAATAAAACTACTGCCCCTATGGATATCACAGTAACGCTTGCTAAAGACGGAACGCCGGGAGAACTTCAACAGGCTGTTGCAGTGCTAGAACGTCTGCGGACAACAACGGAATTAATATCATTTGTAACCCCGCTTAAAGAACACCAAAACATGACGCTAGATAAATATGATTATGCTTTTAACGAGGGGCAGGCATTAACGACCCTTGTAGTAAACATTCATCTTGTCGAGATTCGGCAGCAGAAAAGCCAGTATACAAATGTTGATGTGCAGCCAATAACGTCTGACGACGCCGCCAGCGCGTCAGACGCTTCAACTGTTGATAGAGGTAACACTAATCCCAGTGAAGGGGACGATTCGGAAAATAGTAGTGTAGCATACGATATAAAAAAGGTTTTAGGATTGTAGGGGGATATTATGACTTATAAAACGATACCATTAAACGCTATACCTAATCAGCAGTTCACGGTAACGCTTGACGGTCAAATCTGCCAAATTCGCTTATATTGGCGTTATGATAACCTATATTGTGATTTAAACGTACAGGATGAAGTTATATGCACTGGTGCGCTGTGTGTAACTAATGAGTTTATCTTGCAGCAGCCTAAATTGAATTTCAGCGGAAATCTGCTATTTGTGGACAAAGAAGGACACGGAGCGCAGCCGGACTATAGAGAGCTAGGAACACGTTTTGTCTTGTGCTTCGTGCCAGAAAGCGAGATGTAGCATGAGTTTTTCTATAAAAGCCCTTAGAGCGACTATAACGCTTCGTAGCGGGACTTTTCCGAATACGAATAGCAATACTATCATTATCGAAAATCACCGCATTAAAGCGACGATATCGAAGCCGGGCGGCGAGGACAAGAACACTTTAACCGCCAGTATATACGGTTTACCTTTAAGTGTCATGGAAACGGCAAGCACGTTAGCATTTTATCCACAGCAGTCAGAAAAGAACTTTATTCGCCTTGAAGCTGGCGACGATACGGGTATAGTCGGGACAGTCTTTGAAGGTGAGTTTACACTGGCAGCCGCTAACTTTAGCGGTGCGCCGGAGATATCTTTTGATATCAAAGCAGCGGCGGGTATTTATCCTGCGCTGTTGGCAACGCCGCCAATCGCTGTACAAGGCACTACCGACGCTGCGAAACTGTTCGAGCAATTCGCGACAGAAGCGGGATACACCTTTATCAACGAGGGCGTTTCAGCAAGCGTCAGAAACACAACCTTTACAGGCAGCCCGATAGAAAAAATGCACAAGCTGGCAAAGCAACTAGGTATTGACTTGTATATTGACGATAGCAAAGTCGTGATAACTCCGAAAAACGGAGCGCGCAGCGGTAACGCTGTGTTGATAAAGGTGGGAACTGGTTTAATCGGCTACCCGTCTTTCACGCAGGACGGTATAGAGTTTAAATGCGAATTTGACCCTACTATAACACTAGGCGGGTTAGTAAAGCTGGAAAGCGTTGTTCCGCGAGCTACAGGCATATGGAAAGTTACAAGCTTGACGCATAACCTAGAATGTTTTAACGCACAGGCAGCGGGAGCGTGGGACAGCGTAGTCAAAGCCGTTTACGTACAGGAGAGCTGATATGGATACTTTGAAAAAATCTCAAATAGTGGCGCCAACTGTTGAAAGCACTCGTTCGCCTTTCACTGGTAACAGTCAGGGCAACGAAATGGCGTATTTTGTCGAAAACTTTTTGAATGGCAGGGTAAATACGGCGTTGCCGTGCAAAGTCCAAGCTGTTTACAGCGACGGAATAAGCCCCACAGGGCGAGTTGATGTACTGCCCTTAATAGTTGCCCTAGACGCCAAAAACAACGCCATAAATCCAGCCCCGCTTTATAATTTACCCTATTGCAGAATACAGGGCGGCGCAGCGGCATTAGTTTGCGACCCTGTACCGGGTGATATTGGACTTGCGGTATTCTGTCAGCGGGACGTATCCAACGTTGTTAACGGAACACCTGAACCAGTCCAGCCCGGTAGCTTTAGGAACTTTGATATTTCAGACGGCTTTTTTATCGGCGGATTTTTAAACCAGCAGCCGACCTGCTACATTCAGATTCTACCGGACGGCAATGTTATCGTCACAGCCCCGCAGCACGTCACAGTTAACACCAGTCAGACGACCATTAACAGTAACACTACCATAAATGGCAATCTGACCGTTACAGGTAACACAACCGTGCAGCAGCGGCTTGATGTTATCGACAATGCGACAATCAAAGGTATTAGCTTTGCCGACCACGTTCACGGAAATGTTGAAAGCGGCAATAGTAATACTGGCACACCTAAATAAAGCAAAACATCAAAAATGGGTAAATTTGATATCTCAAAAAAAAGAGATAGCAAAAAACGCTGTTTTTGACATTTAAACTACATAAATAATTTAGCGATAAAATACCGTATTTTACCGCATTTATACCAGCAAATTTAGCATACAAACTAAGAGAGGTTTTGAAATGGGAAACGGGAAAATTAAGTGCAATCTATGCAATGAAGAATATTCAGCGGACGCCTGCAAAAGCTTTACTTACGGGCGGTTTGATGTAAATATTTGCCCGACATGTTTGGTTTGGTCATCACACGAATGGGCAGTTATGGCGAGAAAAACGCTGCGACAAAAGAAAGGCAGGCGTTGACGTGGAAGCGATATTTATGGGTGCGATAACGTGGGCTATCATTGGTATTTGCTATATGATTTATTCTGAATTTTAAGGAAGTGATAAAATGTTTAATAGAAGATTACTTCAAGCCACATCAGGGGGG